ATAACGAAAATAATTTGCTGGCTTGGTGCTCAAACTATGCTTGCCACATTATTTCTGCGAAACCAATTAATGTGCAACTCCTATCCAATTGCAAAAACAATATCAAAAAAATTACTTTTCATATAGAAAACACAACTGATTTCAGCAACGAATATCTTGAATCTATCAAAAATCTTGGGCTAGATATTTCATGCAGCACAAAAAACAAAGATCAGATTTCTGAAATTAGAAATTTTTACTTTGATTTTAGAGTTGAACTTGACGAACCTTCAAACCAAGAAAATATTAAAAATCTTTCCGAGATTGCAAACTTGAAATTTTTGACCAAAAAAGATATTTTTTCAAACGGCAAACGTTATGCTTCTAAAGCTCATGCTGATTTAGACAAAGTTTTTGTTGACAGAGCTTCTGATGTGATCTATAATGAGTCTTTCTGGACAGACCTAGATCACTATTTTATTTATGAATCCTAACAAATACAAGCGTAACGAACTCGGCCTCATTGACGGGGTTGAATATAAATTCAACGAAGATGGCTCAATCAACTGGCGAGCAATGATTAAGCCAGAGCATTTGTATCCTAACAAGGACTGGTTTGAAACTCGCAAACTTCAAGTGCCAGATTCTATTGAAGGTCTTGGCGATCATCAGCTTCTTGTTAAGTTAGCTGGCATCAAAGAACTAGCAAGGCTCAGAGGCTTCCTGGACGTTCAATTTAAAATTGAAACAATCTCTTCCCATTATGCCACAGCAGTTTGCTGTATTAGTTGGATGCCAAATTATGAAAGTGATGGCAATACTCAAACATTTACTAGCACAGCAAATGCGACTTCTGAGAATTGTTCTGGATTTGGTATTAAGTTTTTGGAACCTATTGCTGAAAATCGTGCTTTTGTTCGCTCTGTTCGCAATTATCTTAATATTCATATTGTTGGTGACGATGAAATTGATAAGTCTAAAAATAAAGTCGCTTACGAAGAGAGCGAGTCAATCGTTCAATCCCTAACGCCACAGAGCGCTCTTAAAAACTCTGCCAAACAAAACCTTGGCTGCGAAGATTTTGAGTCTTTCAAAAAGCACTTGAGAAAGATGTGGAAAGATGAAACATACAAGAATGAAGAAGCTGCAAATTGGAATTCTTTTGAAGATATTCCTATTAAGGAAAGTCGCAAACTTCTTTCTCTTGTATCTAAATGATTAAAAAAGTCATATCTGGCCAAGAGTTTGAAAAAGCATGTAGAGATTTAGAAGTTCTCTTTAAAGAGGATAATGCTAAATATGGTCATGCATATTTAGCCATTAATCCTGAATCTATTATTGATTCTTTTGCTCATTCAACTATGCTAAATAGCAACATATATTGTTGGGCAAATTTTGAAAATGGACTAGCAGATGGAATGATTATGTTTACAGACAGTATTCATCCATTCTTAAATCAAAGAATATTTTCAGAATGTTTTTGGATTAGTAAAAATCCTAAAAAATCATTCGCCTTATATAATAAGGCTATCAAATTTGCAAAAAGTAAAGGAATTGAATACATTAATATGAACTGTATTGAAAACTACCCAACATCTGAAAAATTAAAGAAAATTTATCAAAAGATGGGATTTAAAAAAGATAATGAATCGTATATTAAAAAAATATGAGAAAAACAATCGCAAAACAACTAAGAGCAATCACTAATCCCAAAGACAACTCGATCAACAAAAGAGTTTACAAGCGTTTAAAGAAGCAGTATAATAAGGTTCCGCATTATGCACGAAGAGACTTCATCGAAGCAACCAAACAATTCTACGAATTGGTCGAAAAACAATCTGGGAAGCCTATGGCTCAAGCAGGGGAAGGGTAATAAATACCTTTCTGGAAAGGTAACGTTACAGGGACCGAATGGTGAAATTATTACTCAAAACGTCATTGTATTTAAAAATAAATACAAAGAAAAAGAGAATCAGCCAGATTATTTAATATTTAAGCCGTTCAATCACCAAGAAGATAATTGAACCCTTCCCCACTGGTTTGTTCCAGTAGCAGCATACAAATAAGTTCCACTAAAAGATACGTCGCCCTTTCTGCCGTTAGATGAAGCGGTTAGAGGGGGCGAAACGTATCTTATATAATTTTGGTCAATGTTTCCGCTGATTTCTTCATAAGGAAGAATAGTTTTCCACTGTCCAGACTTTACTAAGTAAAGATTTTGTCCATAACTTCCTGTTTGATAAATTAAAGCTCCATCATAATTAGGTTGAGACTGTGGCGAATCTAAACCAGTAAAGAAATTACCAGTTCTTCTCTCAAAAGATAGAGTTGGCGGAATAGCATTCGTATATACTAATTGCTCAGGAGGCAGAAATAAATAACCACTTGTTTCAGCATTGAAAATATAACCAGGACCAAAATCATCATTTGGTATAAATTTATAATAAACAAATTGATTAACTGGGACTTCTTCAGCCAAAACAGAAAAATTTTGAGAAGATGCGTTTTCTAAAAAATTTATTGTTTTCAATAAACCAAAGCCAGAAACAGAATGCTGCTCTCCAGTATTTGCGCCAGTATAAACGTCAAGCGATCTAACAATATAGTTCTCTACAGAATCAGTGTCGAAGTTAACTGTAAAATTAACCTGCCCACTTAAAGGGCTATTTATTAATTGACTAATTCCAGTTATTTCTTGGATCAAGATTGGTGAGCCACTAGAAGGAGGGATGTTGAAAATCAAAGTTTCATTATTACCGTCAATGGAATAGTTTCCAGAAACCTCTTCAAAGCCGTCAATAAATGCCCTATAATTTGTTGACAAGAATCCAGTATTGCCTGTCGATTCAACAATACTTAAGAAAAATCCGCTTGGCAAGCTAAAGAAATTAACTTCTGGAGTTGGGTTAGCGAATTTTATCTCATATTCGCTTGGAGAAATCAAGCTTCCTCCAGAATATACATTATAAAAATTTCCACTATTTACATAACCAGTCACTGCAAAACCAGAAACATCTCCAGTTGCAAAATACTGCCAATTTAAAACTTCAGAAAGACCAGATGTTAAACCAGTAATGAATGGATTAACATGCCCTGGAATGCTAAATCCAGTTAGGATACCATCTCCAGTATAAGACCAAGATGTCAATACTTGATCAACTATCCCAGTTACTTGAGAAGAGTAATAATCTTCAACAGTTACGGAATCAATATTCGCTGGCAAATGATAAATTGTTGATAAAACAGAGTTCTCAACACCTCTGTTTTTTACGTTAAACAATAAAGAATAATATCTTTCTCCAGAAGTTGAATTAAAAAGCTCAGCGTTCTTTTCTTTGGTAAAATTAAAAGATAAGCTTCTTTGATCTGTGGCAAAATTTTCTGCTACAATGTAAGGCTCTGATGTTGAAGGCCAAGCTCCTGTTGATAACAAAGAAACCCGATAAGAAAAGTCATAAATTGAAAACCCTTGATTTTGAGCAAGATCAATATCGCTTGTGATTTCATTATCATAAATATCTTTATATTGAAAATTAAAAGTAGAGTCTTTAAATTTTGAATAATAAAAACTCACTCCAGTTCCTACTGAACTTTCAGAAGGATAAAAACCAATTTCTATTGGAATAGGTGGAGGAGTAAATGGAGTTATGGGAGGAGTCCAAGGTGGAGGAGGAGGCGTTGGTGATGGCGACGGTGTTGGGACAGGCGACGGGTCTGGCGAAGGCGTCGGCGAAGGCGTCGGCGAAGGCGTCGGCGAAGGCGTCGGCGAAGGCGTCGGCGAAGGCGTCGGCGAAGGCGTCGGCGAAGGCGTCGGCGAAGGCGTCGGCGAAGGCGTCGGTGTAGGCGTCGGCGAAGGCGTCGGCGTCGGCGTAGGCGTCGGTGTAGGCGTCGGTGTAGGCATATTATCTACTTATTACAAACCCCTGAATAATTCCATTGTTTCTCACAGGGGCAGTGTAAGAAAGCACATTTGTTGTTGAAGAAGAAGTGGCAGATATTGGGTTTGGATAAGAACCAGTATTTCGCGCTGTAACTTTTAAAGTGAATCGACCAACCTCAGTTTGATCTTCAAAAATTGCAGATGTACCAGTTACAATTTGTTTGATGCTTCTATATTTTGGAGTAATCAATTCAACATTGTAGGAGTCTGCATTCGCAACACCCGTCCATTGTCCAGATAAATCAATCTTATCAAATTGCAAGTTCAAATTTCCAGTTGCAAATGCTAAAATTCTTGGGAATTTGAGTTCGTATTGGAATTTATTTTCTAGTGAAACTGAGTTTCCTTCGCTGACATTAGTGTTTCTCGCAGGTGGGAAAGCAGTAAAGAAATCTTGCATTAATCCTGTTTCGCCTTTTTCAATCTCGCTAAATTTTCCAGTGTCAAATTTTGAAGCAATAACTTCGTACTCGTTTAAGTTTAATTCTTTGATGGATTGAATTTTGTAAATTTGCTGTTTTGTATTGGCAACTGTGATTGAACATGGTGAGCCAACCCGAATATCCTGAAATAGTGGGTAACCAGAACATCCAGTATCAATAAAGAAGTTAGAACCGTAACTAAGCGATGGAGAAACCTGTCTTCCTGTGCTTTGGAAGGTTACTCTCATTGGCAAATCTGTTTGATAAATTTCAGAAATGTTTAATTTACTAGGCGATTTTGCCAAGTTATAAAAGTCTTCCGACTGAAGTTTTCCCGTTGGAATCAAAACTGAAATCTCTCCCGTTAGCCCAGAAGAGCTAAAATCAGATGCCTTAAGAGAAATATTAGTATAAATAGAATTAGTAACTGGATCAACATTTAAAACTCGGCCAACATGTCTCTTAAGTGTTTTTACTTCGTCATTAATAGCAACTAAATCTCCTGGGCGGCAGAGCAATGTTTCTAATCCGCCAACAAAGGCCACATTTTCGTCTTCATTGATTGTTGAATAAATGATATGTTCACCAAGTCTCTTAGCATGCGCTCTACTGGTAATGCCAAAAGTTTGAGCAGTTGTTCTTAAAATACCGCGAGATTTGATGTCATCAGTGTCTTCAACATATTCTATTTTCTGCTTGAATAAGTCGTCGCGATCCAAATAACTAACTTCAATCACATTGTATTGTGAATCTCTACGCTCATTAGAGTAGTTAAACATGCTATCTTTCACATTTGCATTGTTGAAAAAAGCCATGATTGGCTTTAATCTATCGTTCGTAAAGTTAATTTCAGAGTTTGTGTAGAACATATTTCCTCTGAAACAAGCAATCAGAGATTTAAGTGAATCAAATACATTTGATTTATCAGCAATCACCCCATTAAAAGCGTATCTAGGCTCCAAGCCTCCATCTGCGGAAGAAACTCCAGCAAACACGCCGTTTGAGTCAACAGCATCACAGTAACGCCCAATCTTGTAAAGCTCCCAATAGTTAACCTCAGACGGAGAAACGAAATTGCCCAATCCATATCTGCGATTGATTAAAATATCAAATAAGACCCAAACAGGATTATCTGTCCAAGCTAATTTAAATGTTCCATCCCAATTGCCTTTGTAAATTATTTTTTCATCGCTTGAATTCGACAGTTGATTGAAAGAGGCTAAATTTTTACCAGCAATGTATCTTTTATCTTGACCACTTGGTTTTAATGGGAAATAATTGCTTGGAACAAAAACTTTTTTAAATCGCGCATCATAACTGCGAGACGGAATTGCACTGAATGTTCTAGCGTCTAGTTTTAATCCACAAATGGTTGAATATGGATAAGAAAACGGAACATTAATAATTTCTGTAATTTTACTCAGATAAATTTCGCGCCTGACAAGAGAAGAGTAGGATTCGGCAGTTACTCTATAAACTCTTACAAACCTATTTTTATTAGGTTCATAAGGTGGTAATGAAATTGGTCGAGATATATTTTCTGTTCCAAGAATAAATCTACTATATTCGCGAATTGCTACTGAATTTTCTTCGCGGCCAATATCAATTGATGCTGGTGAATTAACTAATCCTCTAACTTGATAGAGTCGAGAAACAAATATTTCCTCGTCTCCATTTAAACTTTGATAACCAGTTTCAATCTTAAATTCTATGATTGAAGGGATCGAGGTTCCAGCGTCAACGCTTTGATGCACCCCGTCTGCTTTTAACAACGTCATGTTTTGCTGTGCTGTATCAGTCATAGATGTGACTTGTAAAGAAGCAAAAACTGCATCAACGTTTGGGTTGAGAACGATATGAGTGATTCTTGAAGCTGGTTCTGATAAGTATTTTACATAATTTTTGTTCCAATTACTATAACTCTCTAATGCGCCATTTGCTAACCTGTTATCATCACTTCCTTCATTGCCGTAAGACGCTTCTAATAAACACCTACAAAGCAATTGAAACATTGATGGCCATCCTATTGATGGAGCCGAATTCCCAGGAGACAATACTAAACCATTAGCTAATGAAAAGTTTTGTATTGGATCATTAATAGCGACCGTATCTGTTGGCAAGATAGTAAACTGCGCTGGTGTTGCAGATTGAATGGAAATGTTTTTTCTAAAACATTTAGTAACTTTATCAAAAGTTATTGTGATATATGCAGTGTTTGAAACCGCTCTCATCCCCCAAAATTGATACAAACTTCGGTATGTATAATGATAAGCTGCTGAGAATTCAATAGTATTTCCTATTGCTTGAATTGTATGAAATGAAATAGTTGCATTGCCAACGGTTGCATCTCTTTTGCTTACAATAGTATCTACAATGCTTAAAAAAGAAGGTTCACTTACAAACAAACCTGTATGAATACTTTTGTATTGATTAAGTTCTTGAGCGCTTATAAGAATAGAACCAGACTTACCATATTCAGAATCAGAAATCAAACCACTTTGAGCAGCGGTTGAAGATTGATTGTATCTGGACTCTACCAAAGTATAGTCTTTGTTTAGAAGAGACAAAATTGGTTTTCCTTGAACGAATGGTCCTCTTAATTTTGAATTAAATGGAGCATCTAAATAAGTTTTATTAAATAAACTTAATGGTTTTTGAAGATCAGTGCCATCTCTCAATTCAAATGTAGCATTTGCGTAGTTGAATTTTGCAGTTGTGTTTAAAACATTAATTGAATTAATGTGAGAAATAACAGCATCAACTCCATTCTTTAATACAAAACCATCTCTTTGATAAAAGAAAACATAAAAATCTCCCTTTGCAAAAACTTTATTATCAGCCACTTCTTGAAAAAATGTTATATTTATTTTCTTTTTTTGAGAAAGAATTTTTTTATTTTGCAATTCTGTAGCTTCCAAATCATAATAAATTTGATTATGAATATCATTATTTAAAACAATCAAGTCATCTATAGAGTGAGTATAAGAAAGTAGGTCTGCATTTAAACTTATTTTGAGCGCTAAAAATGGATAGTCGCTTGAGGAATACTCTGGAAAGTCTGGTAAAAGATAAGTTGAAACCTCCTGTAGGGAAGAAAAATTAAATTGTGCCCTTAAAAATCTCAACTGCTTCATTACAGAACCGTTTGGGTCCGAATATTGCATGTTACGATAAGCATTTTCAATATTCCGAACTGATTGGTAAATCGAATCGCGTATTTCATCTTTTGTTTTTAAAACAGAAAAAGAAACGCTTCCACTTGAATTTGCTCCTCGCAAATCACCAAGCTTAGAAGCTGGTATTTCAATGAAATTAGAATTTGAATAAAACTTATTTCGAAAAGCATCGCCAATAAAGCTCAAATCATAACTAGCAATAACAGTTGACGACTCGCTGCCAACAGACTGTCTGACAACAACATCGTCTAAATAAATTCCTTCAAATAAACGAACGTTATCAATGTATTCGCCATTTTGTCCGACTAAACCATCAATTTCTCCATCAGAAATGAGATCAATATTTTCAACATAATCATAGGACGAAATAGCTTGCAAATCGCCCAGCTTTGGCGGTCTAAAAGTTGGTGGAGGTGGAGGCGCAGGAGAATCACCACCACCGCCGCCAGCACCAAAAATTCCTTTGATGTATTTTTTAGAAAAATGATTCATTTTAATATTTTGGATCACTCAAGATTGAATCAGAAGAGTCAATAATGGCTACTTGGTTGGCGGATTTTTTTGAAGTTGAATTTAAAAACTCGTCTGTAAGAGTTAAAGTTAACGGGAAAGACTTGATTGAGCTTTGAATTACGGCAGAGCCAATCTTCATGCGGCCATAAACAAGAGGCACTGGATTGCCTTGTTCTGTGATATTTTCTCTGCTGGAGAAAGATAAAGAACGAGAATTAGCGGATGAAGAAACGCCTTCTGCTCCAGGAATTTGAGGATATTGCTGTTTTCCAGCTTGAACATAAGAGTAAATTGCTGATGCAACAGCCACAATAATCGAAATTACAAAAAGCGTAATTGGCCCTGAGCCTAATATCGTAGGAATAAAATCTATTTTTTTAATTTTGTTATTATTAAATAATGATCCTTGAATCCACTGATCGTCAGCAACAATTGTATAAATAATATTTTTCTTTAAAAGGTCTTTAAGGTCTTTAGTAAAATCTTCGTAATTAGCTTCTAATGCGCGAACGACATCTTTAGGTTCTTTAACAGAAAATTTATGCAATTTTCCATATTTTTGCCCTAAAATACCATGTAAATGAATTTCTGTCATAAATAACCTTTTACCTTCTTTAGGGTATTTACATCTACTTCGTGATTATTTGGCTCATAAATAGCAAATTTCTTTGCGTTTAAAGAGTAAACAATAGACGGAAGACATGTAGCTTCGGCGTTAGCAACGTCCATTGTTGAAAATGATTCGTCACCAACAATATGAGAGTGAAGTAATGCAATAAACTCATATTCATTTTTGAATTTTAAATAATCAAGAGGATCAACGCAAAAAAAGTCTTTTGGATTTGGAGAACGATTGCTGACAAATTGAACAACATAGTCTTTATCTTTTTTACCAATAAAGCCGCAACACTCTATAGAAAAATATCTATCACAATGCTCGCGAATAGATTCAAGAAGCTTTTTAAAACTTTTATTTTTTAAGATAGGATTGTCCATACTGATAGTTATCCGTGGCTGGGAAGCCTCCAAAAGGTAAATAAAATGTTGTTAAATTGGCTGTTTGTGCGCTGGGAACAGGATTGTAAACTGAACCAGCTACGATAGAAGAACCAGACATTCCATTATAGAAAATTGATTGATTATAAAATCTTTTTTTGCATGAGCCAATAGACTTGGAACATCCGTCCTTTTCCCAAGGCACATTATCTAATCCAGGCATGTTATTTTCAGAAGAAAGATGCTTCTCCGTGCAAACATACCAAGTTCTAAAAGGGTCTTTTGGCGTTGAAACATACGCAATAGTTCCCGCATTATAAGTGATGCCATAGCGCCATTCATTGTTTGTGCTCTGAAAGTTAAAAGAGCCTGTTGGAACATGGGTGAATGAAGAATCATCTTCTTGGCAAACTGGAGCGCCAAAATAATGACATCCCAAACCGCGATACTGCCAATAGCAATATCTTCCCATCACTAGTCTCCCAGGAATGGAAAAGTTTTCCAAGTCAAATGGAGCAGTCAATTCAAACTCTACAAGAGATTTATTTTCCTGAGTTTTTTGAGAAATTACATAAGAGTCGCGAGAAATTTCTGAATTTGGGTCTGCAACTCCATAAGGATTCACTCCTCCTTCAAAATTTACGTCATCAATATACTTGACAAAAATCTTAGTTCTTTCCAGCTTGGCAAATTTAAAATCATTTTTTCGACGCAAGATTTGGCTAATCATCAATTGCTCATTACTGATTCTAATTTTTGGGCGATTAATCCTATTGAAAATATTTGATTCAAAATCCTCAACTTCAACAGCCAAAGGCACATAAGCAATATTGTTAAAAATAATTTTTCCTTCTAAACCATTAGAGCAAGGATGGAATGGAAAGAAAGAGTCAGGCTCATTAACCGTATCATAATAGATTTTATAAAACTCTAATACGGCTGTTGGTTCTAAATCAAGAAGGTCTTTAGAAACTTTATTGTTGATGGGCATGACTACAAATAATAACTATTTAAACTATAAATTACACGAATTTTTTGGAGATGAGGAACAAAGCCGACAGCTTAAACTGCTTTACTACGAGTTTTTTGATCGTTCTCAACCCTTGGACTTTAAAAGTCGCACTTTGTCATCTCGAACAAGTAAATACGAACAGCATTTTAAATACTTGACAGAAAAAACTAAAATATTTTTTGCGTCTGTTAATGATTCTTTGTTGGGATTTATTTGCTTCGATCTTGACAAAAAAACTCTTGAAATGCCAAACGACGTTATTGAAATAATAAATCCTTCAAAAACTTGCGAATTTGTTTTTGCAGCATCAAGAAACTTTGATCGAAATTTAACATCCAAAGCTGCTTTGGCAATTTTCAACTTGATTAAGAGCAAATATGATGTAGAATACATAGCTGGAAATGTGCGAAGAAAATATAAAAAAGAAAAATTCATTGCAATTTCTAAAAAAGTTTTTAATTTTAAATTTTTAGAAGATTTCGCATATTATGAGATACCGTAATCGTTTTGACAGAACAGGAGAGTGTTCCGAAAAAGGACATGACGCAGAAAGTTTGTTTATTTCAATTGCGGAAAAACAAGGCTGGAAAGCTGTACAAGCGGATCGCAAGCAACAACTCTCTCATATTGATGTCTTCCTCTCAAAAGAGGGCTATCCAATTTACTCAATAGACATCAAAGCAAGAAAAAAAATCAAAAGAAGCGATTCTGAGACAAGCGATGATTTGATTTGGGTTGAGTTTTTGAATGTTGCAGGTAATGCTGGATGGTTAATTGGAGCCGCAGAATTCATTGCTTTTGAAAGAGAGAATGATTTTATCATGGTTAATCGCTCTGCCCTATGGAAACTTTGCCTCAAGTTAGTTGACCAAGATAGCCGTGTAGATGCGTCAAAAAACGCTCTCTACAAGATATATCAGCGCAAGGGTCGCAAAGACGAGATTTCAATCATCAAGTTCTCTGATATTTTTGATAATTTAAAATTTAAAGTTTGGCCAAAATGCTAGAGCTTTCATCATGTTCTCGTAAATGGATTTGGAACGTGATTCCAATTTGTGTTCCACGATGCGGAAGTACATCTCTTTGGGATCATTGTGGAGATTTTAATTTACATAAAAAGTATGAAAAAATGATTGAAAGTGTCTTAGGTAAAAAAAAGACCTATCAAAGTTTTTTTAAAACATCTCACGCAAAATGTTATGAAATTTTTGGAATCCTAGGCTCAGGAATAAAAGAGTATTTGTCTTTTGGTTCAGTTAGAAATCCTTGGGATCGCACAGTTTCTTTGTATCATGGCATACAATCTCTTGATCAATCAAACATTGACAGAATTAAATCAGCATTTGGCGTTCATAATTTTGAAACAGATTCATTTGAAGGCTTGTGCCTTCTACTGGAAGAGCTTTTCAATCGTGGGGAAAAACATTTTATGTTTATTCAGCCACAAACTGAATGGTTTGTAGGAGATTTTAAACCTAATTTCATTCTTAGATTTGAAAATTTACAGCGAGACTTTGAAGATATGATTTTATCTCATGATATAAAACATATTTCTAGTAAACTTTTGCATGTTAATTCTTCAAGCAATAGACAAGACTTTCGCTCTTACTATAATTCTAAAACCAAAAAGATAATTGAAAAAATTTTTGAAAAAGACGTTGACACTTTCAAATATCTATATTAAAATAATAAATGACTGGAAAAATTAAAATCATTGGGGCAAACAACAAATCCCACTTGGATTGGATGGAAAAAGAATTCGAAAATTGCAGCATCTCTTTTGATGGAAACACCCTACATTATGTTAAAGTTCCTGATCGTGGAGAATTTCCATTTGAAATTTACAAGACGCTCTTGATTGAGGATCGCTTTATCATTGAAGGCTATG